TGATTTTACACCTGATGAATTTACAGGCACACCCGCTCCACCCGCTTCCTTTAGCAATTGAGCTTCCTGTTTGTTGATGTATGCAAGCTCTTCGCCTTCGGGTGCTTGCTCGTTTAAAAGCCTAGCGGCCTCACGCAATGGATCGTTATATTCTTTTTCCATGTCGATTATGTTTTGATGATGTAATTTAAAATGATGGTTGGCTGGACATTGTTGTGGGCTTGTCCTCCACCTGTAAAGCTAGTTAAACTGTCTGCGTTGCGAACCCCACCGCTATTTCCGCCGCTAGTGTCGAAGTCATTTGTAGTATTTCGTTCAACAACTTGAGTGTGACTATGATTAGGCATCTCTGCTTCGGTGAGGGTGTGTTCTTGCGCTCCGTTTGTTCCTCTGCCTGTATCGCCTGGATTTCCGTTATTTGCTCCTAATGCTTGACCATTTATATTCGCCGCTGATCCAGTTGTTAAGCGATCAGCAAAACCTCCTGTATTAATATCTAAACCAGCGATAACTCGGCCACGAAGGTCGGGTAGATTAAAAGATGTTCCACTACCTCCATAGGTGTATCCAATTACAGTATGAAGCTCACCATAGTCGGCTACTAACACAGATTGACCTGCGCAAAACAAATAATCATCTGGATTGCCAGGTAAAGTTGAACCCGCATACGGCAGAACTGTCCCTGTCGGCATAAGTACACTTACCGCCGCACTATTGAGCTTGGCCGCTGTAACCGAACCGTCCTTGATGTGGTCGGTGCCAACTGCTCGATTATTATCGTCTGAAGGATCGCTTGCTAATTCGTTTGAGCCGATTCCATTGCTTGGGACTTTAAGTTTACCATCACCTCCTATTACTCCATAGTTTGCGTTGTTTGCAATTATTGTGGCTCCGTCTGCTGGTTCGTCAAAATTTGCAAGATCTACAATGTCTTGCAGTTTTTGCGCGGTTACTTGGTCGCCTGATGCGAAGGTTTGTCCTCGTGATAATATTGCCATGATTAATGTCCTCTATGAAATGGATGTGGTTGATCGGTTGGTTATTCTTGCGTCTATTTTAACCGCCCGAATGTAGGGTCTGCCTAGAGATGGTTGGATGTCTGCCTGTACACCAAATCCGCGTTTGTTTATGCGGGTACGAAGGGATGCCTCTTCGGAGTCCAGCAAGGTGTTTCCAAGCAAAGATGAAAAGCTGGTGGTGTCGGATACGGAGTCAGGATCTTCGGTGATGAATTGTATGTCTGCGTTGGTTTGCGAACCACTATTGCTTTTCACATGAATCTCGGATCGGCTGAATACTTTTCGATCAATCGCATCGGCATCGAATTGGCGAGTTGTTAGCTGGCTAATCACAGGAATGGTTTCGGAAGATGCCTGACCAGGTGTAACTGATACAATATCACCACCCTCAACCGCATCCACCTTATGCACCCCGCCCTCTTCGGTGGTAATATAGAGTGCATTCTGCGCACCTTCGCGAGCTACCAATAATTCACGAATCGCAAAGTCTACAGAGTTTACCGAGTCGATACTTTCAAACCCGCCGTTCACAAAGTTATACACCAGTATGGTGTTGAGCTTTCTGCCATTTTCCGCACCAGGTGCAGAGTCTAATGGTACTGCCAGCCAATATCTGTTATTAAAATACACGCCGCATGACAGGTGAGCATAGTCCTGATTTATGCGATCTATGTAGGGCTGTATAGTTTCGGATATGGGTGTACCTGTTCCTCGTAAATTATACTCATCCATAAACTGGACTGAGTATATCCCTTGGTCGGATAGGAATAAAATCTTGTTGGCCACCTGGACGATTGATTTGCGGGCAGATGCACCGATCTCGCTCGTCACCACATTGGTGGACACATCAGAGAGAGATCCACTCACACCTGTGAGGAGGTGGATGGATTTTCGGTTGAATGCGACAATGCTGTCTTGCGTGAAAGGCTGGAGGCCAACCAGGTAATCGCTCTTACCAGCAGATGCTCGGAATTGATTTCCGATAATATCGAATGTATCTGCATCAAAGATATCCGAGGCCGCCAACTCATCCCTGATTTCTCGGTCCACGGGGATAGTGTCTCCTGTGTACCAATAAGGAACCCACAATCTACGCTGGTGAAATTCACCCCACGGAGCAGCTGGCATATGCTCGTACCCTTTTCCGATAGCTAGTGCTTTACTTACGGTGAGTGATGCTCCGATAGATACATTCTCGACACCAAGGTTAAAGGTGAATCGATCATTCACATTGTCGCTATCCTCATCGGATACAGAAGTGACTACAGCTTTTTGGTTTACGAATAAATCGTAGGGGGTTGCTCCGGCGCGAATGGTAACCTCGTCACCTTTTTGGAGGTTATGGCCCGCCCCAATATCCATAGTGACCACACCATCGGTTGCTGTAGCAGTAGTGTCGGTAAAGTATTGCGGTGTGGTGTATGCACCATTGCTTACCCTGGTAAAGTCCTCAAAGTATTCCACCTGTGCGCCACTCACATTGTAGCTGGCAACGGTTTGCGAGTTTGCCATCTCTACGGTAAAAGATGTGGTGGTTGGTGCAGTCTTTATCTGATAGCAGTTGTTAGGATCGTAAGTTGGCCAGCCTGTGAAGTTTGTAAGGGTGACAAAGTCACCTACTGATCGGCCATGATCTGCTGTAGTGTTTACGGTAATTACCTGTCCGCTTTGCGATGCTGAACTGACTGTTCGATAGATAAGTTTTGGGGAGGCGGAAAGGGCGGTCTTACGGGGCCGAAAAATAAACATCTTATCAAAGCCCTGTGCCATACCTACCGGACTATCTACAGTCTCTCCACCCGCCTCGTATCGGCATTTAAATAAGGCCGAGTCTTTTAGCCGAATGATTACGCAAAGGTTATTTGTGGCAGAGAATATATAGTCGTCATTATTGGATGACGCATCGCTATATACTGCCGATCCGTACACCGCATTTACGCCATCATCATTGATGATAAAGTTCTGAGTTGATGACGCTACTGATGTATTTCCAACTGATGAACCCTGTACAGAGAAAGTAGTATCTGCCCCTGTGTTGGCGAATGATATTGTTTTTGCAGATACATTTATAGCTGTAATCGTATGACTACCATTTATAGATACATCAATATTATCAATGTAAACTAAACTACTAACTGTAAAGTTTGATGACGGGGTGTCTTGAAGAGTAAGCGTAACTACATTACCTGTTCTTGATGCCGCAGTAACTACATAATTTAAAGTTGTCGCTATGGAATTTCCTATACTTGCGACCGAGGTTGCTCCCACACTATTTCCAGCAATAGTAAATGCTTCCTGTTCTCCCGAAGATCCATCCGAATAGGTGATCGTCTTGGTGGTGAAATTTACCGAGACTAAGACAAATGTGCCATTTGGATTGGTGGCATTTGTGTAGCCTAAGCCTTCGATGGTTATGTTCTCACCAGGTATAAAAGACAGGCTCGGAGTGTCGTTTAATACAAGGGTGACATTTCCGCTATTATCGCGCTGTCCAGCAGTTACTAAATAAGGAATCCGCACAGCATCGGCTCCTGATGTTATTGAACCGAATAGAGTCGATAATCCTTTGCGGGGTTGCCATGTGCCATCATCATTCATCCGGCCATTCTTAGACAGGGCGACCTCACCAGGCTTTAGCTGGTTCGGGCGCAGACGCGCATTCATCCGCAGAAAGAAGGTGTCCCCTTCAGAGATGAATGGATCGTCTAGTTGTCCGTATGATCGGTATCGGCTCATCTAATCTATTTCTTACGAATTTCCTGGGCTATCTTGATGCCCATAAAAGTAATGGTCGCCAAACCCGCAACTATGCCGACTAACTCATTGATGGTTCCTAGCCCAAAAGTGGCGGCTGTACCCGCCATGCCCGCCATAGATATTCTATCCATTACAGGCATCGAGTAAAATCAGTAAGGCGATTATGCCCACAAATATCGTTATCATTTTTCCTCTTTTAGACAGGGAGTGGAACTTATCTTTTAATAGATAGAAGTTTTTCATTTTGATCTAAATGGTGGTCGGGTTTGGTTTTTAAGAGCCTCGGTCTTACTGCACTTGCGGGCCACAAAGATCGGAATTGCTAGGTAGCAACCCAGCCCAACTGCCGCCCATGTAAGCCACTTCTTGATGGTGCTGGTAAATTGCTCAAACCCTGATTGATGTTCTGCCATTCCCTGGGCAACGAGTGCGGAAACATCTCCGTGGGTTAGGGCTTCTATTTTCTCCTCTGCTTCCACCAGCTTGTCGGCATTTTTCAATGCCTCGCCAGCCAAGGCTCCTGTACCCGCACCTAGTGCGGCTCCTCCAGGTCCACCCAAGCTACCTACCCCACCGCCAGCGATTGCTCCTA